CCAATTCTCAAGCATCGCAGCCACAGACATAGGTTTCTGTGTGGAACCACCAGCAGCGCCTTGACTGCCTGAACCACCAGAAGTAGCTCGGACAAAATGAGGGTTTGCCGTTAAAAATTCGCTCATTAACTCATTAACTGAGAATAACTCGCCTTTGTCATTGTAGCGCACAGCACCTGTCTTATCAACAACCTCAACGTTTCCATCATCGCCAAGGCGAATATTGGAACGGAGCAATGACGAAACTTGGTCTGGCGATACCGCATTGAGTGAAGATGCTGCGTTTAACAGCGACCCCTCAACTTGAATCTGGTGCAGTTTGGCAGTCAAGGACTGAATCTGCGTGTCTTTCTTTTCGACAGTGGTTTTAAGCACCTTTTCAAAGTCACCACGTTGTTTAGCTACTTCGAGTTCAGCTTGTTGCTTTTCCTCTAAGGCTCTACGGGCAGCGTCAATGTCAATGCCGTCTGTCTGCTTTTCAAAACGCTTGCGCTCACGGGCTAGACGCTGTTCGAGGATGCGGTCTACTTCCTCTTGAGTGAATACCTTTGAAGGCTCTTGGTTTTGGGTTTGGTCGTCTTGTTGACCATCCATGATTTGATCGCTCATGTTGCGTACCTCTTTCGAGTAGTTAAGAAAATGTTACTTGGATTTCTTCTTTTGTGTAGAAGGAACCCAACCAGTTTTTCGCAGAGTGCCATAGACATAAGCATCGGCACGTTCTTCGCTTAGATGCTTTTTCTTTGCCTCTTTTTTAAGCTCAGATTCTAGCTTCATTAATGCTTTTTTCATGTCAACACTCCGCTTGGAACTTCTTTTTCAGTATAAGGGATTCCGTCTTCAATAGCTTGAAGGATGTTTTCAAATATCTCAAGCGAATCATTGAAGTTCACACCAGTAATGATTGGCTCAACGCCAAACTTCTTTATGTGAAGGTCAATAATGTCTTGTGCTTCTAAGGCTTTCATTTCAACCCCTCTGCGATTAGTTCATCAAATCGCTTTGTCATCTCTGGAAACTTCTGCTTTGCAATATCCCAGAACTCAGTGTTTCTCAGTGCAAACAAGTTGGCGAACACTTCTTTTGGCTTAGAGCCAGCACGTTTGAAATAGGTCTTCCCATGTCCAAAAGTGCCTGACTTGTAGCTTTGGAACTCGCCATTTGTGAGCGCATCAACAATGTCTGAGAAGTTGCCAAGCTCGTCATTCTTGAGTTGCGACTTTTTGATTGTGTAAGTGCCATACTTTGATTGAACTTCGACAGTCTCAAACAGCAAGGTATGCAAGTCTTCCATTGCAACGCCTTTGGCTGGCATCCTATGAAGTCCAAGCGTCTTACGGTCTGTGTCAAAGGCTTTCAAAAATGCTGAGTCAAGCTCACTTATGCCTTGATAGTCCTTGCCAAGCATGAAATCAACGTGATGCCCGTATTCGTGACGAACGATTGAGCCGCTGCGCTTGCCAACCTCTGCCTCTAAGCGTCTTGAGATTGAGTAATAAGCGCCAGCGCCAACCTTGTCCTCAAGCGTTGAAGGCTTTGGCAGCTTGTTAACCAAGTTGATCTGGTCATCAGATAGCTTGTTCATCTCAGTAATGAACGCCTCTTTTGAGCCAGTGACAACTACTTCCTCAGGAATGACAAAGCTCGGTTTCTCATCGACAGGCGCTTTCTTTGGCTCTGTCTTAACGTCAGTTTCTGAGTAATATGGTCGCCAGTGATGGCGGCAGTTGTAGCCACCACGCACAATAAACGGGTTGCCAGCAGCCTTGCCAGCCCAGTTTCCAGCCCAAATCTCTTGGATTTCGTCTTCTGTGTAGACCTTGCCAGCGTGTTCACGGCAGAACTCACGCGAGTCTTGAATTGTGCTTCCGTAATACTTCCAACGCTCTGCGCCAGTTTCCTTACCAGCGGCAACGTTCACGGATGCGTCAAACTGCATGAGCGAGTCATGCACCATCTGAGTTGCATAGCGTCTCATGTTGTTGCCTAGCTTGTCAGCGGCATAAACAGAGTGCAACTTCTTGATTGCCTCGTCAGCGCCAGCACCACCAGCATTGGCAATGTTGACCAGCCTAGCTACTTCAGCTTGATCTGATTGGGCATAAACGCCATTTATCTTCTGACGAACAGCCTTGATTGATTCATCAATTGGTCTGCCAGTGAGGGTGTTTTGGTAAACCTCGTTTGAAAGCTCATTCAGAAACGTTCCAGCAATGTCCTCAAAGCCTTGGAAAGACACACGCTGCAACGAGTTGATAGTTTCAGGCGATAGACCAACAAAGTCTGTGTAGCGTGAAATCATCTTCTCGGCAGAGTCAGCAGCTTTCTTGTAGTCTGTGACGTTCTTGTTTGCCGTGTTGAGGTATTCCTCAGTCATTACTTTGAGAATGTCACGCCTTGCAGCGATTGCCCATTCCAGATCAAACAGTTTTCCGTCTTGCAACGGAGCAGAACCAAGAAGACCAGCAATCTTGTCTTCAAGTGCCGACAGCGCATCAATCATGCGCTTTTCGTGCAAATCGCCCAGTTTTTCTAATATCTGAGCGTGTTCTGTATCAAATGCCATTAGAACTGACCGATAACAACTGTACTTGCGTCAATCTCGCCGTAAGCCTTCTTTAAGTTCTCGTCATCAAGAACCAAGTCAGCGATTTGCTTATCAACTTCTGATTGCAAGGTGCGAGAACGAACACCAGCAGCCTTGACGGATTGCAGGAACTCCAACTCTTTCGGATAGTCACGAATGTCAAAGCTGTCAGGGTATGACACCACAACGTCTGGCTTGACTTCTTGCCAACGGCAGAACAAAGCCCACAACTGTTCCTCAGCCAACTCAAGCAAGTCAGCCTTCTCAGCCAATCGAGCATTAAGCAACTGGAACTCAGTTTGCAAGGCGATGCCAGATGTGGTCACAGCCTCAGTGCCACGAATAGCGCCCATGTGAGCCATGCGGTTGATAGCGTTCACCTTGTCAGTGATAGAAGCACGAATTGCGTCTAGGTTGCTGCCGCTTGGCTGGAGCATGAAAGGAACGAGGCTAGGGTCAATGTCATCAGGCATATTCACCAAAGAACCAGCGCCAGCACTTGCGTCTGTTGCAATAGTCTTAACCAAGGTTGGGTGGTTGCTGATACGAATCAACTGCTCGATTTCTGAATTCTCTTGGTAAATCGCTTTCTGCATTGTTGAAATGTCAGTCAGGTCGCTAATGCCAATGCCACGAACAACAGAGCGTTGAGAAGGAACAAACACGGCTGGAATCATGCCTAGTGGGTTTTCCATCTCGTCAATGACTTTTGATTCGCTCTTATTTGAAACTTGATAAAGACGGATGAAGTCCTTAGTCCACTCGCGCACTGTTTCCTCAGTCTCGTTGTCGCTTTCCTTGATTAGAGATTCACGCACCTTCAAGTAAACCAGCTCGTAACGACCAGAAGGCATACGCTCCCACTTCCAATCCAGCACGTTTTCAGGCGTGAAAAGGTTAACGTAGGGGCGAATCTCTTGGGCTAATTCCTCGGCGCGTGTGCCAGCGTTTGACTTTGGCTTGTCCAGAATGACCCAAACGTGACCGTAGACAGAAGCCCAAATCTGAGCTTCTTTCATAAACGCATTGAACGAACGACCTTCCATGTCTGCGTCTTGCAAGAAGTAACCAAGCAGAGGGTTGCCATCAAGCGAGTTGAAGTTACGGGTTGGCGGCATACGCCACAAGTAGCTTGAGTAGATGTGAACGATGTTGCGGCAATGGTTGTCAACTGGTGTCAGTTCCAATCGGCGCTCATATTCTTTTTGGTCTTCGTTTATGTACTTGGTAAGGTACTGACCGCCCTTGTATTCCTCGCCGCCCATGTAAGAACGCAAAAAGAATTCCCAACGAGTCACATTGTTTTTGTACTCTTGATGGGTTTGTGTGATTTCATTGCTCATTTATGACCACCTAGTAGGCTGCTCAGAGAACTCAATGCGTCTCTTGATCGGCATTTTACGCACGACAAAATAGCCAAGCGCGTCATTCATGTGGTCAAAACCACTGGATTTATCAGGCTCGCCGTTCTTGTCATACGACTGTTGTTCAAGTCCTAAAGCAATATTAGGGCATTTGTCAACGTTGACATAGTATAAACGCACACCATCATTATCGCAAAGCGCCATATTTACAGCAGCCAAGCGATCTTTTACTCGCCCGTTTGCTTTTGGTGCGTTGATCGTAAATCCTGCGTTCCTCAACAGAATCAGGTCACTTGATGCAGCATTAGTCGTGCTTGTGGCTGCTCCGCTTGCGTCAGGGTAAACAATCACAGGGTTTTCTGGGTAACGGCTCTTAATGATGCGAATCACGGCTGGCGTGTCTTGAGCGCCTGAAACCTCATCCACCGCAAACGCCTTGCTGTCTCGCATTACATGGATTGCCGCTGACATATTGTTAACGTTGAAGTCCATTCCAATGTGCAAGGTTTCGTGACTGTTAGCTGTTATGTCTGTTTTGTTGAGCTGGCGGTCATAGTTCACATATACCGACCCAGACGTAAGGTTGACGAATTCGCCTTCAATGTATGCGTTTAGCAGATTGCTTGGGTAAGTCTCACGCAGCGAATCAACGTAGCCATCAGGCAAATGCGGGTTTGAATAGGTCGGCGCTTTGATTAGCTGATAGCTTTCAGTTGGGTTTTTGTGCCACTTCTCATAAACGAAGCGGAAACCTTCTGGCGTTGTACCGACTGCCACGCTGTTTGGCGTTCCGTCTGGCTTCTTTTGGCGGTTACGGGCAATGATCTTGTTCCACACATCGCGAGCCTTTGCGGTTGGCAATGTATCAAGCTCGTCAACCATTGAATCTCCAACCTCATAACCAACGATGCGGTCTGGGTTTTCCATTGTCCTAAAGAAGATTTGCTTGCCGTTCACACGAATAACGTGTTCCGATCTGTTCATCTCATACGGAACGCCAAGGTCGTCTAAAGCCGCCTGAAAGCGCGGGTAGGCAATAGTTCGGACAAGCGGGTAGTTTGGCAGGTAATAGGCAATATCGCCGCCATTGCTAAAGATCAGCTTGAGCGTTCTTAAAACTAGGGCGTGTGTCTTGCCAGCACCAAAGCCAGCGACCATTGCTGGAAACCTAGAAGTGCTATTTACAAGCTGCGCTTGTGGGCCTGTCGCTTTAGCCCTGATTCTCATCGGCTACAACTTCAAACCCTGTTACTTGATGCGTTGTGTTGACGTTAACACTTTCACGCCAGCCCATTTGCGTCTTAGACCACCAAATAGCGGCAGTAGTATCGCCAGAAGTCGCCTTTTGATAAAGCGTTTGACCAACCTTTGCATTGGCTTTTGCTTTACCTTGTGCCAATTCTTTCTTGAAATGCTTTTTTAGCGTATCTGAATCAATACCATCACCAATCAATGAGGCAATGTTGTCGTGAGGTACACCAAAGCCAGCCATAGCCTCAACTTGGATGCGTTCTTGCTCTGTTGGAACGAATAAAATACCTTGTGCCATTTTATTGCTCCGAAAGTTCTTGGTTAGCGTTTACTAACTCAGCTTTTTTTCCTGTGAAGTCTTCCCATCGTTTGACGATCACATCGCAGAATTTTGGGTCGAATTCCATAATGAATGCTTGGATGCCATTCTTCTCTGCGGCAATCAATGTACTGCCCGAGCC